CCTTTTACTTCTCCAAACTGCTTTAGGAGAGTGCTCTTTCCCGTTCCACTAGCGCCCACGATTACGCCAAGACCAAAGGTTCTAGGTAGCGGCGGAAGTTTATACGGGGTGAAACTTGTAGTCCCGTCTGTTTCGTAGTCGAAGTTCTTTATAGCTTCTAGGGCCAGATCCGTAACTACGACCTTAGAAGTTAGGGGTTCTGATTCTTTATCTAGGGTTAGCCAAGAATCGGGGATAGTAAGTTCTTCGGTATTAGACATTCTTAGTTCCCTTCAGAATGGCGATAATCGCGTTTATGTTGGCGGTCTGAGATAGGTTCTTCTCTTGCGCCTGTTTACGAAGGTGAGTTAGGAGCTCGAACATTCGTTGCCGCTCTTCCCTACGTCCGTCGATAAGCCCAGCGTCGTAGGCGGCTTCTTCCCCTTCGGTTGCTAGCCGATCGTTAGGGTTAGGCATTAGAACCGCCCTGTAGTTCCGTAATGGTCTGCCTAATCTCGTAGCACTTGCCAGAGTGATTGCCACAACGTCCGTCTGAGTCCGCGAGCGCGTCAAAACAAATCTGTCGCTCAAACTTGGTAAGAATCCTATTCCGTTCCGCTTTAGCCCCAAAGTAGAGTTCTGCCGAGCGGACTGTTCCCGCTAAGTCGGCGGTTTCTGAGATAAGGGTCATTAGGTTAAACAGTTCCGTTGGATAGTTGAATCCACTCGGCTTCTGCCAATTGTCTTTTACAGTTGCGATAAGCGAAATAATTCTTTGGCGCTCCAACTGCCGCCCCGTCGATACTGCGTCCATAATGGCCGTCGATAGTTCTTCCTGCTCAAGCTCTAGTTTCGTCATTCTCATACTTTCTAATAAGATCGGTGATTTGTTTAGTCGGCTTAGGAATCGCCTTTAGTTCGGTTAGGATTTCCCGCCGCGCTTCTAACTTCGCGGTCTTACGGGCCAGATCGAGCATACGCTTCATCTCGTCATAGATAGGGGTTTCACTCAATTAGCCCACCATAAACCCTTTGTAAGTGTGCGATTACTTCTCGGCGGGCGGCGTTAGCGACGGCTAGGATTTCGGGGTCTTGCTCCGAGTAGGATTCTTCCTTTGCGTCGGCGAACCGAGTTGCTTCTACCAGAACTTCATTTACTAGTTCGATAGTGTCTTTTAGGCGGTCGCTCATAGGTTGCCACTCCAGACCATAGGGCTTCGTTCGCTGGCAAGACTACGGATTTCGAAGAGCCCGTCTAGGTCTGCTTCGTTCTTCATAATCTTTCGAGCGTATAAAGCGGTGAAATTATTGTTTAGTTTGTAGCCGTCTGACTCGGTGAGCCCTGCGACGTGCCATTCCCAGCGAAGCTTCTCGAAGAGAGTTTTGATTCCTAGTTTCGCTCTTCCCGCCGCTGTCCATTGGCGGGCTAGGCGGACTAACTGTTTGTAGACTTCTGGGTTCTGCGTATCGAACTCGATAAAAGCCTGTTCGATCTTGTTAAAACTTTCCATTACTTCTTACTCTCCTTTACTGCTCGAATTACGAAATAGGTAAATACGCTGAAGAAAGTTAGGGCGATAAACCAATTGGATTCTTTGGCCAGTTCATTACTGACCCACTCAATAGCGACGATCCCAGCGACTATGCCAAGAACGATTAGAAGTTCTTTCACGCTTCGCACCCTTCTTCGCCGCAGTTCGAGTCGCAAGAGCAGTCTTCTTCGTCGTCTTCGCTATAAGCTTCGACATTCTGGAGAAGAGACAGGAGCTCTAGAATCTTTGGCAGTTCTGGGTTTGTATCGAAGAAGCGCCCGATTCGGTTAGCGGCAAAAGCGATTCCGTCTTGGAACGCTTCGTTTTGTGCTTGCTTAAGTCCGCCGAAAGTTATTGTTAGTTCGTCGTCTGCTTTGTAAGGCATTAGTTCGCTCCCTGTAGTTCGTCTAGGTCTGCGATTACGCGCTCGGTAAGGATTTCCTGAATAACTTCAATCCAGTCTTGCGCGTGTTGCCCTACGACCAAATCTTTCTCGACGTAGGCACGATCGTAAGACTTCTTGAAAGCGTCTAGTAGCGCGGTTAGTTCTTCGGTGCTCTTGGCGTTTGCTAGGAGTCTAATTAGTTGGATACTCATTATGCGTTTGCTCCTAGCTCTTCGCCCGAAAGAATTGCGATAACGAAATCTTCTACGTCGTCTAGGTCCGCGAGTGTCCAAGTGTCGATCTCTACGTCGCCACCAGTAGTTTCGCCCTTCTCCCAAGCAGTCGCTTCCCAAGTTCCGTAGTAAGTGAACTTGATTCGAAGCCACCTTTTACCAAAGAGTGGGTCTAGGTCAAGCGAAGATCCAATTTGCTCTCCGCTTTTCGGCTCGGTTTTGTAAATCTTGACTGGGGCATACTTGCCGCTAACTTCAGTCGCTACTGTAAAGACGTTTTCTACGTTCATTACTGGATTAGTCATTTTTCTTCTTTCCCTAGTTGTCTGTAGCCAGTTGGCCACTCTTAGAGAGTATCAAAGTTTCGACTAAATAGGGGACATTTCTACAAGTTTTTTAGTTCGTTATCATTCCGTTACAAACGCCTAAACCCTTGATAAATAGACCCTAGCGCCCGCAACTGGGTAGGTTTCGGGGGTAGGGCCCGTCCATAACTTGCGAGCGTCGATCTCGACAATAAGGGAATCGTCTAATAAAACGCCCGCCTGAGTCAGAGAATCGCCGACTGCCCGGACTAGGTGGTCCAGGTCAGGCTTCCCAGCGGGATAGTCCACATACTTTGACTTAGCGGGCCGCTCGATAAAGAAATCGACTTCAAGCTTTACGGGCTCACTAAAAGGCGTAACGTCCATAGACTCATTCAGCGCAAGTTTCGCCGCCAACATAACCGCCGATCTCCACTCAGGAAGATACTTCGACGATTCGACCATAACGGCCCTACCACCACGAACGTAAGCGGTCTTGCTACCCTGCGGCGCAGGTCGCCCTTCGACCAAGAAAGAAAACTCAGTCCTAGACAAAACTAGAACGGCATATCGTCGGCTACGGCAGTCCAGTCCGACGGAACTTTGTTATTAGAAACATTTACGCCGACGGGTTCGAACGTAGTTCCGTTTATCGAAACCTTTACCGAGCGACCAGGTTTACCTTCACGATCGAGCTTTATCGAGCCGTCCACGTTCTTCCAATCTTCGATAACCGCCGAGTGAATCCCACTAAAGACACCTTCAGCGCCCACGTCAAAACGAACAGGCTTCTCAAACCAAGCCGTATAAGTTCTCTGCGCCGACTCACCATTCTTAGTAGTGAAATACTCCGTAACAGTAACCGCCTTGCCGTCCCAGAAAATCTTCGTAGCAAAACCCTTAACACTGATAGTCGCCATTTAGCAACCCCTTCCAATAGATACCACAAGCCTAGCGGCTACGGCCGACAATGTTCAACTTCCACGCAATCCTTATGACCGCAAATTCTCAGCCCGATCATAAACAGCTCGCCGTCCACAATCGGATTGTCGTCCCCGTCAAACTCCCCACCCCAAGGCTTACAAGGCTTACCAAAACCATAACTAATAGTCTTCGCTGGACGCATACGGCAACTAAAGCACAAGCCGTCTTTACGCTCCCGCTTATCCAAGGCCACGAAACTCACCTGCCCGCACCTAACGCAAACTATCTTCTTATCGTCCACCCTAAAACCCTAGCAGTTCTAATAAACGCTTATGGGTTCTCGAAGGGAGAGAGAAGGGCTTAGTTACGCGCCAACTCTCAAACGCCAAGGGACTCTTGGGTTTCGGTCGGGGTCGAGTCTTACGATATCGACTATCTACGCCATATGCGATAACGGGCTTCTTCGGTTACTAGGTAGATACGGGTTAGTAACGCCGCTATTGCTCTGCCGATCTCTCTTCGGCTTTTGCTCGGCCAAGGCTACATTTCTGCGCCGAGCATACTAAACAGTCTGGCTCTAACCCACTGAAACCGCGACTATGAATCGACGGGAAATTGACTTTAGTTCGGGTTAACGAGTTGGCACTCTCCGAACACTTGGCCGAAGCCAAGATTTTACCCGAATAGTTCGGGCCTGTTGCTATTCAGTTATAGGAATCTTTCGCTTTCTTGCTCTTAGGTTAGTCCGTCATAATAAGGCGGAACTTCGTTCTTAGTTCTCTCAAACCTAGGCTTTCCCCACCGCTCAAACCAAAACTTTATTACTTCATCTCTTTTAGCGGGATCGTTAGCCACGTGATAGTAGATACCCCTTTTCTTTCCGTGAACCAAGGTCCGAGATTTATCTCCGCTTGCTTTACGATAAGCACTTATTCTACGCATACGCGGATTACTACCAGAACCAAACTTAGACGAAGGCACTTCAAAATTATTCGCTCGAAGCCAGTTCATCATTTCTAAATACTCGGAATCTGAAATATGTTCGTGCCCGAAACCTTTTGTATACCCTAAAAACTTATAGACCCGATTATACTGACTGCCTTTGCCGTAAAGACTTGTGGTAGTTATACCGATAAGGTCGTCCCCGTATTGCTCTTTCCAGAAGTCGCCAAAGGTCGTCGCTAGAAGGGCAACTAGTTTGCCGCCGTTCCAGTGCCAACCGAACGGCTGATTGGCAACGCAGACACTTAGGTCGGCATAGTTCCTAAGTGCTTTACCGCGCTCCGAAGGGTCTTTCGGTAGCCCTAGAGCAGAATCTCTATCGCTCATATTTATTACAGGCGAAGCAAGAAAAGCCAAACCCAAGATTAGGTTGTCGTATTCAATAAGAAAACCTAACTTCCTTCCAGGCGCTGGTCTCCATACTGCCTTCGACATTTGGGGTTGTAGTTTTGCTAATTCCCCTGCGGTAACTTTTCTAACAGTTATGCGCGTCCAATCTAGATCGGTAACCATACAGTTATTTACAATTGCTACGTCGTCGAATAGTTGCTCTAATGCGGACATTTCCCCTTCTCTTTTCGCTCTAATTTATTTTTATGATCTTGATAAGTAAGTAACTCGGTTGTAGTAATTATCTGCTAAGAACCAGCGCCCAGTCTTGAGATCGTAATAAGGCGACTGTTCTACATTATGCGAAGCCGACAATTTCCAACCATAAGACCGCGCTATCTCGGCCCACTCTGCCGACGACTCGATAAGCCCGTTTAGATTCGCACAAAGAACCACAACATTAGACGGGACTTCGCGCTCGCGGCTACCACCCATTCCACGATTAGCCCTATGATTTGGGACTGCGGTTTCGGTATCTCCACAATGGACGCACCCGCCGTCGCGGTCGAGATACTTTTGAAACTCTTTCTTAGTCATTCTCGCCTAATAGGTAGGCGGCTAGTTCTGGGTTGTCGCGCAACATAAGGACGACGGGCTCTTCATACAGGCCGATAAAGTAATGTTCCCAGTCGTCGTAATCGGTATTCTTGCTCGGCTGGAAAGATCCGCCGAACGTAACCCTTATAGCGTGAAGTAGCTCGTGGAAGAGCGTAACTCTTTTCATAGACGGGGCTTGCTCGAAATCGAGAACGATTGAGTTATTGCCCGTCGAAGTGAACCCGAAGTGATTATTGCTAACCGAGTGTTTGCGCTTCTGCTCGATAATCTCCCAGACTTGAGTTCCGATCTTCACCGATTTAGGAATAGGCATTAGCGTAGGACTTTCAGTTCGGTTTCCAGTTGGCGGGCGATAGTCTGCGTAGACATTTGAGCTAATTCTAACTGCTTCAGTTTGAGCTTGATTCGGTTGAATTCGGCTTTAGCCAAATCCGCCGCTAAACGCGCTTCTGCGGCCTTTAGGCGACTAATGGCAGTTCGGTCCGCAACTGTTCCCTGCGACTCCATAAACGCCAACTGGAGCGTCCTATCGTAGTCATACTCGCAGTCTGCCAACTTACATTCAGCGTCGTAAAGAGCGGCCACGCCCTTAGCCGCTTCAGTTTGTATGCGGTAAAGTTCCGCTACTATTTGGGTCGGCGTAATGTCCATTATTTAGCCTTTCTGCTCGGTCGAAAATCGACCAGCGCAACGCGTTAGCAAGATTAGGGTTATTAGTTGCGTAGAGTTCCGAGTGAAGTTCCTTGATCTCAACTAGCGCCGCTAGCAGAATCCGTCTGTCGGCTAAGGTCATTTCCATAGGCTTTTACTTTCTCAAGAATCGCAGGGCTAGCTTTAGCCGCTTGCGCCGCCTTATACAGTTTACGGAGTCCTTCTAGATCGTAGACCAAAGCCAAAGCGTCGGCTTCCGCAACCCAGTCCCTAGCGGGCTTCGACGCTTCATAACTAAAAGAATCTGGGTCTGGCTCGTCCGTAGGTAGGCAAAGCAACTGGAGTAGAAACGTTCGCATAGCAACGCTCATAGCCTTAGCAGTGGCCTTATCGCCTGAATCGAAGGCTTCTGCCGCGACGATACCCGAAACAGGTTCGCCTTCATTCCCGTAGACCGAGAACTCGACTTCGACATAGGCGGCGTTCATCTGCGAGCCCTTAGCCGTAGTCAAACTTTCGTGCCTAACCGAGCGAACCAAAGGAACTATGAACCCGCCCGCTTTTCGCAACGCTGGACCTACCGCGTTCATAACCGCGTCGATACCACGAAAACTAAACCCTTGAGCTTGATTCCTGTCCTTCTTAGCCAAGCCCTGAACTTCGTTCATTACGGCTAGAACTACTTCTGCGCTACTCGCCATTCTTCTTACCCTTCTTAGATGTTGCGGTTATTTTGACCCGATCTGAATAGAAGCGGGAAGATAACCCTTCGACTTCCACCCAATAAGCGTCTGGGTTGTCTGCGACATAGCCCGAAGCAACCACAATTCCGAAAACCCACGTTTCTAGATGTTGCTCGCTCTTGATAACAATAAAGACCTGTTTCCCTAGTTTCATAGTTAGCCCAACTTCATAGAGTCGAGCCCAGCGGCCTTTGCCGAGACATAAGTAATAATCGCCACAGACCCTTCGGCGGTGCGAACCTTTATTTGCTTCTTAGTGTCTGTTTCGTGAATCTCAATAATTACGCCGACGACTCCGCCCGCAGTAATAGTCTGGCCCACTTCCATTATTTCCCCTTCGATACGAACTTGCCGAGCAACTGGAAGATTTCGTTGCTCTTCTTGGCAAGCGTTAGCAAAGACTTATCGGTCTTGAATAGTTGGAGAATTGCCCTATCGTGCTGAGCCAGCTTGATTACGACATAGATTAGAAGCGCGGCAGAGATAATCTGTAGAGCCCCTAGAACGATAACTGCGGTTTCCATTTATTTACCCTTCTTGATTGTTAGATACGGAGTCCCGCCGTTGCGAGAACTCCTAGTCGCTACAACGTAGCGTTCCGAACCCACTTCGATTACAGCGGTTTTCGCCGAACCCATTTGGTCCAGAGTTCTAGACTTTAGTTCGTTTAGTTTCGTAGTTAGAGCGTCGATCTCAGACTGAGTATTCTGTAGGTCGATTCCTAACTGTTGCGCTATCTCTTCTTCTCGATTCTCAATTTCGGGGTGAAGAAGTTTCGCAGTTTCGTAGGTGTTAGCCGCGCCGTCCCAGTCTGGCGGGGTCTGAAGTTGTAGAGCTTTACGGAACTCTTTAGCGGCTTCGAGCATTACTTCAAACTCGAACTGATCAAACTCAATTTCGTAGGTTTCGAAGCGTGAGTCGATAAGTCCCACTAAAACCGCTTTCTTTAGACCAAGCACTCCGAGATACCAGAGAATCTGCGCTCGATAGTTAGCGGGGACTTCACCGCCCCAGTAGCGACCAGAGAACTTGACTTCGATAAGTCCTAGTTCGCCGTTCTCGTCTACGAATAGCGCGTCTGGGTTTGCTCTAGCCCACTCTTCGAAAACACTTGCCCAAGTTCCCGTCCGATAGAACGTCCAGTTAGGTTTCGTCTTTGCGAAGAAATCAAGAATCGGTTGCTCGAAGTGAGTTCCAAGAGCCATAGCGGTAGATACAGGAATCTCGTTAGGTATTTCGCCTATCGCCTTGTAGTAGCGTGTAACCGCAGACTCCCACTCGTTCACGCCGATAATCGAACCGATCGTAGAACCTGTAATGACTCCAGAATCTTCTCTAAGCTTGTGCCACTCGACCGAACCCGATTCGAAAACGCCCAAGCAGGTTGCGTCCGTAATCTGATCGTGCTGAGTAATTTCTTTCATAAGTAACCCTTCCAGCGTTTGTCTTTACGCTAGGGTAAAACTTACTATGAGCCACAGACAAAGCAAACTCTATTCTGAGCTAACGTTATCTATTCGTAATCTAGGCCAAGACCCGCCCTGCGTCGAAAGATACCTGCTCTACTACCCAGAAGGCGACGAAGCGTTCATAAGGTCCAGTAATAAGGAAGCAAAAGCCGTCTGCCAGACCTGCCCCGTTATCCAAAAGTGCCTAGATTACGCCCTGTCCGCCCAAGAAGCCGACGGGGTTTGGGGCGGGACGACCGCTAGAGAACGGGAATCACTTATCGCGGCGAAGAAGCAGACGCGCCTGAATAGTTAGAAGCTTGACGATAAGCCAAGAAAGCAAAGTTACTGCTCGTCGTCTAGGTCGCCGTAATCTGCCCAGTCGAACTCTTCCATTTCGGCGATTTCCAAAGCGTCCTTGATGTTCTCGTTATCTTCTGCCTGTTGAGCGACTACGGCCCTGAAAGTCTTTTCAATATCCGCTAAAGTCCAGTGGGCTTTCCAGATAAGGATTACGCCAAGAACAGTTACGATCGTTCCGAGCACAGTTCCGACGGCAATCATTCCACCCCAGAACCACCCTACGGGCGTAGGCGCTGAGATACCCGCACCCGTTAGAAAGAAAGCCATAAAGATACCTACAATACGGATACCAATACTCTTAAGAATCTTCTTGCTACTATCCATTTACTTTTGCTTCCTGTTCTGCGACCCTGCGGGTTAGGTATTTGTGAGCGTCCCAAACTTTGCCGACCGCTCCGCCCTTAGTAACGTTCGAAAGCGTGAAGTGTAAGTGGACACCGCTAGAAGCCGACCCAGTAGCTCCAGCGCCGCCCATAGAGTCCCCAGACTTGACCTTAGTTCCGACCTTGAGCGGCGACTGCTCGTTTAGGTGGCAATACATAAAGAAAAGAGTTGCGGGTTTCTGCTCTTTACCCCAAGGGCAGTTAGCAACTTTCAGTTCGACGACCCAGCCGAGAATTTCGGACCAATAGTTAGCAGAAACTACACCATTGTTTACCGCTGGGAGTGGAGTGTTCTTTGTGAACGGGTAAATCTTCTTCTTAGTTTTAGGATCTAACCCGTTGTAGTCGCAACCCCTATGCGGGCGACCTGTTAGGCGTTTGCGTTCTGGGCTAAGTGAGCCGAACTCGTCGAATACTACGGGGAAGGGCAATTGCCACATTTTTAGATTCCTAACAATTTTGCGAGAACAATACCGAGAAGCCCCGATAGTGAAGCTATGCCTAGAACTGCCCAGCGGAACTGCTCTAGCAGTCGGATTCGCTTTTCGTGATCGAGAACGTTGCGCTCAGTCCAAGTGATGTGATTAGGCAGACGCTCATTTAGGATAGTTACTTCTCTAATGAGTTCTTGCGCCCACATAGGGACTTGTTCTTCCACGCGTCGATTCTTTCTTGTATCGGGCGTAGGGTTTCAAGTTTTATTCGGGTAGAGCTTCGGGTTCTGTTTCGACTTCGGGAACGTATTTTGGCTTCGTAGGTGCGTCCGGGCTGTCCCCCGCGTCGTCTGCGTCGGGGTCAGTCATAGCAAGAATCGCTTGCTCTGCCCACGCTTCGGCTTCACCTACCGCCCATTCTGAGCCGTCTGGCCAAGTAGGTTGAAACAAAAAAGGCGTTTCGCTTTCGCCTTCAAAAATTAGAACTGCGCCGTCTACTATTTCGTATCTCATTATCCGTTACTTGGTCCAAATCCGCCTGTTAGCCTTGACGCGTAACTTGCTGTCGATCCTGTGTTTACTGAAGAGAAAGAGCCAGAAGCTCCAGTAGTGCTTCTAAAGACTGTTCCGTCGCCGTTGAAAATAACGTAAGTTCCGTTTCCATAAGCAATATTGTTGCTTTGTTTTGAAGCGGGCATAGTTATTGTTGCCCAAGTTCCGAGCGGTGTTGATAGTTTGTAAGCTGTCGAGCTAGTGTAACCGCCCGAAAGAATCCAAAGCTCGTTATTAGCGATAAACATTGGGCTATTGACGTTTGCGAGCGTCGTCATTGTCGTCCAAGTTGGCGACGCGGTAGCGATATTTGCGGTTCTGTAAATAACGCCGTTGTAATCTTCTACAAACCAATAGCCCTGCCAGAAAATAATATCCCTAAAGTAGTTCGCGGCGGGCGGTGTATAGAAAGCCCAGTTAGACCAACCTAACTTACCTGCTCCGTCGAACTCGACGGGCATAATACCTGACCCTGATGTTCCCTGAGTCGTAAACCTAGCCCATTGAGTCGTATTGTTATCGCTTAGAACTGCCCAAGTCGAAGCCCCGTCCCAAGCAGGACGGCACATAGCCGTAGCGTAAGGGGCTGATCCGTAATACTGACGCAACTTCGCAGACTGATCCTGAATACGGGACTGCGTATTTATTCCCCAGTAAAGATTTGCCCCAGCCGCCGTCTGAAACCACCCGTTATTAACAGGGGTGTTATTATTTGACTGATTATTGTAGTCGCCGTCTAGTTTGCCAGTCAGAAGATCCTTATTAAAAGACGGGATATAGTTTGCTCCGCCGTTCCACCATTGCCAGCCAAGAGTTGACCCGTGATAGGTCAAGTATTGCTGAGTAACCGAACCCGGTGTTGTGCGCGAAGTCCAAGTAGACCCGTCCGGGCTAGTTCTAAAAGTAGAAGTTGCGTCCGCAAACGCGAAGAGTCCTTCGGCTGAAACGTTACCGCCGCTTGTTCTATTGAACTTATCGAAGGTCGTAATACTTGATTTTTTTAGTGTAGAGATCGCCACGATCTACCCCTAAGAGATTTCTGAACCGAAAGCCGCAAAGGTTAGGTTAGCGTTTCCAGCGTAGACAGTTAGAACGTCCGAAGCGTCCATAGTAATACCGAGAGTTAGGTTCGTTGAATCGTTCGCCGCGATAGCCACGTCATAAGCTAGATAGTGAGTATTTGCGAGAGTTGCCCCGTCCGGGCGAACCGAGATACGAAAAGTCGTAGCCGTAGCCCCGCGGTTACATACAACTAGAGTCGAGATAACAGTCTGCTTACCTGCGCCGACAGTGTAAATATCCGTCGAAGTAGTCGCTGAAGTTGCGTTCTGAGCTAGAACTTTATATGAAGTAGTTGGCATTTATTTATGCTCCCATTAGTAGAAATTGGTCGAACCCGCCGCCGCCGCCGACAGACTGCCAAGCGGCCCCGTCGTAAACAGTAACTTCGTTAGTATCCGCGAGATAAGACATCATACCTTCGGAAACCGCAGTTCCCAGCGCCGAGCTTCTAGCCGCTGAAGAAGCAAAGACCATTACAGTTTGGTCCATTAGGTAACCCTGAACGTTTACGGCAGTAAGAACTTCACCTGCCGAAAAGACTTTGCGACCTAAACCAGGCAATTGGGACTCCTTAGAAACCTAGAACGTTGCTATTAGTATCTAGCATACCAAATACAGGGTCGTCCAAAATTAGGTAGGTTAGATCGACTGTAGCCAGACCGAAGTTTACGATATGTTCGCCCGCGATATCGACTGAGTGATTTAGGCGGATAATCTCGGCGTAGCGCACGATAGCGGGCGGAAGGTTGGACGGCAAGAACGTAACCTTTACCACCGAGCCGAGTTCAAGACCGAGAATTTGATTCTGCTCGGCCAAAGTCAAACTGTTTAGGCGGACGTTTAGAGCGTCGAACCTGTATTGCGGTTGCGAGTATTTCGAAGCCAGAAACAGGGCCGTATCGGTAAGCTGAGTGTCGTCATTTAGAAGAAGGTCATTAAGCGTTAGGTTATAGATTCCGTAAGCGTTCTGTGAGTCTGTATCGTTAGCGATAACCTGCGTATTAGTAATAACCGAAGTCGCTACAATCTCATTCGCTAAATCTTCCGAGCCATACATAACTACTAGATCTTGATAAGGGATACCTGTCCCAGTGTTTGAAAGTTCGATAAGTCCGACCGAACTTGGCGCAACTGTTCTATCCTGAAAAGTTGCTTTTCCGTCCTTAGCGATAAAGAATCGCCCAAGTTCCGACTGCTCGACCTTCTGAATGTAAGCAAGTGCGCTAGTCCCGTCGGCAATTACGTCTGGCCCAAGATAAGCCGAGCCAGTATCTATTTGGCGATTATCTGGGGCCCACTCTACAAACGGACTGTCCAGAACTGCGTTCACTCTCGCACCTGAAAACTGCGGCGTAGCGGTCGAAGCGGGCAACGTCTGATTAGTGAGCTCGGCAAAGCCGTCCGAAGTAACAAAAGAAGCAATAGCGTCGCCATTAGAAGAGTAAGCAAGATTCCAGTCGTCTACCGAACCGAAATACTGAATAGTCCCGTTAGTCGAGATCCGAACCTGCCGCTTAGGAATAATGTTTCCAAAATAAGGGGACGCTTCGTAAGTGGGGTCATAGTAGCGATTCTGATTATTGAGTTCGACGACCGCTTCACCTGAAGAGAAGTTAGCAATATCGTTAGCCTTACCCCGTCGAATAGAGAAACCCGTAACGTCTCCCGTTATGTCGATAAAAATAGTCCCACCTAGAACCCAGTCTGGGTCGTCAAGTCGGCCCGCAACTGGGTCGTCCAAAACTAGGAATGGCCCACCCGCGCCCCGCAGGTCGAACCCGATTTCGACTTTCTCAGTAGGCATTAGACCAGAGCCACGTTCGATCGGTTGTATTTGTTTAGCTCGGCTTGGATAGCCTGACCTACTGCCTTGCCGTCCGTTCCAAGACCAGCTCGGACGTTGATAGTAATAGTCTGAGCACCCTGCCCGCCCGTAGCCATTATGTAGCGGTTTGCCAGCCCGCGACTCACTGCGCTATTCGCACCCGCAACCCCAGAGTTACCCTTAGCGATATCGGCGATACTAAGAGTCATACTCTCGATTTCCTGCGAAGGCACTTTCAGATTTGTAATCATAGAATTAAACGTAGAAGTAAACGCGTCCGCGAGCGCGGTAGCCGCGTCCACTAAGGCTTGCTCTTGGCTCATAAGACCAGCCACAAGGCCACCCGCGACTTCCACGCCGTTATTGAACATAACTAGCGCAGTATCTTCCGCTATGGCCGCTCCAACGCGCTCAAGTTCGCTAAACAGGTTATTCAGTTCGCTAACAGTTCCAGCGCCGCCCTTGATAATCTCAGCGGCCGTAGCAGACCCCGCTTCAAGCCCTGCGTCTACGATCTGCTTATACAGGTTCTTATCAAGACCTAGTTCGCGGAGTTGCTTCAACTGCGAAGCAAAAGCCTTAGTCTTAGAAACTACATCTGTAAAGTTCGAAACTAGGTTGCCCGTTTCCTGATTTACCAAATCAGTAACAGTTGCGAAACCGCGAACCGCGTCTTTTACTTCACCGATAAGAGCTTCGGCAAGTCCACGCTTAGAAGCAAGTTCGTCTCTTTGGCGAGCAATAGCAGTTAGGGCTTTACGTTCGGTTTCGACATAAGCAAGAAGGTTTCTACCAGCCCGCTCGATAATCGTCCCGTTACCGATTCCGTCCTTTATAGACTCCGCAATAGCGTCGAAACTATCGACCGAAGCTTGCTCGAACTGTCCTATCTCACGTCCTAGCAAAATAAGCGGTTGGACTGCTCCTGTAAGACCTTGAAGTTCTTTTACTAAATCAGCGAGAGCTTCTTGCTCTTTCGCCAAGGCTTCTGCTAGGGCTTTTGATTCAGCGGCAAGTTTCTTCTTAGATTCCGCCGCCGCCTTCTGCGCCGCAGTAAGGGCCTTAGTTCCTTTAGTTGCGGGGTCTAGACCCTTTATCTCTGGAACTTTTAGATCAGTAGTAGTCTCTTCAATGTTCTTAATGTTGCTACTAATACTGCCAATCATTAAGTCGAGAGCAACGAAAGTTCCGATACCAGCCGCGAGAGCCGCCGCCGCCGTAGCGATAGCCGCCCAGCCCTTACCCGATTCCGCACCCTTGATAACAAACTGAGTTAGGGCGATAGCCTTTTGTGCGCCGTAAATTGCTTTCGTAATGTTGAAGATTACGACCCAAGCTTTAGCCATAGCCGCAAGACCAGCGATAGTCTGGACGATCCACCTATTGTTACCGAGCCAAGTAACCATAGAAGCGACCGAAGTTACAATCTCAGCGAAGGCCCTAGCAATTAGTTTCAGTTGCTCTTGCCCTAGCGGTGAACTTAGCCAGTCTGCGAACTGATTTAGATAAGGCAGAAGTGCCATACCGATTTGCTCTTGGAGATCTCCGAAGATTATGCTTAGACGCTGGTAGGGGTCTAGGTCTGCCGCCGCTTCAGCCGCGCCGCCGTAAGTTTCCTGTAGGAAAGCCATTTTGTCGCTAACATTAGCGATTCCAGGAACTAGCCTATTTAGTGCGGTTGCTTGCCCGCCGTGGGCTTTCGCAAGAGCCGAACTAACGGCAGATAGGTCTTTGCCTGTTCCTGCCGAAACGTCAAGAGCAAGCGACATAAGCCCAGTCGCCGAAGTGATATCGCCCGTAGCAACCACTAAGCGGGAGAAAGCTGGGCGAATATTGTCGTCGGCGATAGCCGAAAGATTCTGGAACTTAGTTATCTGAGTTTCAACTGCGGCAATTTGCTCATTAGTTGCGCCTACAGTATTTCTAAGAGCAATAGCTAAGAGTCCCTGAGATTTAGCGTCCTGCGCCGCGGCTTTACCCGCCGCCTTCAACTGGCCAGTGAGAGCCGCCAAACCAAGGCCAACACCGATACCAGCCAAAGATTTCTTGATATTGCTACTAAGGTCGCCAAAACCCTTCTTAGCGTCCTTGAAACCTTTAGGGTCTATCTTTGCGAGAATAGGGACGATTACTGCCATTTAATAATCTCCTACAATCTGACCATTTTTGTATATTTATCCAAGACCATTCTAACTTCTGCTTCGACAGCGGGCAGTTTCTTATCTACCGCGGGCCAAACAATACGAGAAGGATTACCGCCCAGACGAGCATTAAGCGATTCAATAAAAGCCGCGCCTTGTTTACTTCTGGCCCGTTGAGCAGTATCGGCTATGGCAACCGAAGGTGCGTTCGCAACTACTCTTACTAACGAAGTGATAAGAGTTTTTTTAGATCCAGTGCTCTTGAAACTAACTGAAACTGATTTGGCGGGAACTCTTTGTTTTTTATAGTTAACAGAGTTATTCCACGAAGTTCGCCCGTTATGACTCCAGCCGTCTTTACGTTTACCAAGAAACGGAGAATAAGCAGGGATAGCCTTTACGATAGCGTCCTGAATTACCTTCGCGGGCTTCTTTGCTTCCTTCTGAAGTTCCCGCTTCAACTTCACATCAATAAGGTCTAGCCGCCGATTTAGCTCACGAACGTTTGAGTAGATAACGTCTGCCATTATCGTTTACTCATTTCGTTTGCTTTCCAAATAAGGTATCGCCCCATAGTCCAGAGCATACGATCTGACTGCTCTAGAAGGACACTTGGAGCGATACCTGTTTCGCAAGCTAGGCTAGCGATATACCAATGGGAACTATCGTCGCCTAGACCTACTATTTTGGGTCTAGTTCCTCACTTGCGCCGACTGTATCTACAGTATCGACCCAAGTATCGAAGTCGAGAGTAGTTGCTTTCGTGCGGGTTTCTGAAGCGTGGACCAAGAAAAGCAAGTAGCTTATCTTTAAATCATTCTCCAACTTACCCACGGACATATTGAAGTGATTTTCGAACTTGACTAGATCACTAGCCGAGCAAACCACTTCTTTAGTTTCGCCGTTTAGAAAACTAACGCGTAGGGTTATTCTCATTCTTGTTTATCCTTTTGGATTAGGCGGTTGCCCGCGTTATTGCCCCGACAGTCGGAATCGTGATATCGAATGTCTGGAGATCGCCGACTGCGCCCGTGATTGGCATATATTGAGACACCAGGACAGTTGCGCTATAGGCGGGATTTGTGGCAGAGACAGTTCCCGAAGCTGGACGAATGACTACAGTTCCTTCAGTTCCCAAGAGCGGGAATAGAGTTGCGTCTACCGAACCTGCTCCGAAGTCCTGGAGAAAGTTTAGAGTGACCGAACCACTCTTTAGACCTGCGGCAACTTCGCGCCAGCCCTGCGAACCTAGCGAAGTCTTGTCGATCTCTTCGACAGTAATTTCAAGCGAAGCCCCAGCCAAGCTTGACGATAGGTCAGTTCCGTTTAGACTGACGAATCTTGATGTAACTACTACTTTTGGCATTTTTTTCCTTTTTTAGTCAGCCTGAACGACAACGTTAAATTCTGCCGCTAGGTATGTTGTTTCCCCGATATTTGTTGCGCCGTAGTTGCGCATATCGGTAACCACGACAGCGTAAGCCACGCCGCCGAGAGTCTTATCTGATTCTATCGCACGTCTGATAGATGAAACTCCGCTAGCCGAGCAATAAGCGTCAAGAGCGTTCTGGGCCGTTCTAGCGTCTGCTCTACCTACGATTAGAGTAACTGTGAAATTGTATTCGCTAAGTGCGTCATTGAAAGCGCGGTGGTAAGTTACGCCCGCAGGGACGATTAGCGCGAAGGGTGGGTTTACTAGTTCTGGAAGAGTGGCCGAGCTTCGAACGTTAGCGGTAAGAAGGTTAGCGGCAAGTCCAGACCGAAGAGCGGAAATAGAAGCCATTAGGCGAACTTCACGATCCTATAAGGGTCTACAAGTTGAGCAACGTCCGGGTCGATTCTTGCGCCGACTCGGATAAAGCCGAGATCGGGCGACGAGAGCACGCCAAGGGGCGAGTCTAGACGTTTGAAAATACGGCTTGACTGAATAATCGTTGCTTGCTTAATGGCGATAGGGACGGCAGACCAGCCCCAAACTCCCGTTACCTTGACTAAGGCTTCTCCGCCCCAAATAGGGAACGTATAGTCGCCAATTGCTCTAATGGCGTTGTAAGGAACTACGAGTCCGTCTACTCGTCCATTTAGCGGCTCTAACTGGTAGTCGTCTGCTTGCCAAATAATATCGAAAGTTCCGTCCGCAGAAGTGTCTGTAGCGACCTGCGTAATCGTTATTGCGTCGTCTAGGTTAGTTAGGAAATCGTTAGTAGCTTCAAAATAGCGGACCGCAGTTCCAGCGTTGTAGAAGCTTCGCGCGGTATAAGAATCCAGTAGGCGAGAAGCAGACTCAATCGCCATTTCGAGCAAAGAATCGTCGAGATTATCCCCGATTCTGAGCGCGGCCTTAACTTCCGCTAGGGTTGCGTATCCGTTAGTAATTGCCATAAACCCATTCTATCTGATTAGCGTTTGAGCAATTTAGTTAGCGTCGGCAACCAATGATTCTGCCAAACAGTTTCGGAATCGAACTGTTGAGCAAACTCGACTGACTTCTTGGAGACTCCACGCTCGGCTTTATACGCTTCTTCGAGCGCGGCGACAATCGACGGGACTAGCGGGACTTGCCAGAAAGACGACTGAGAAGCGTCCCAAGTAGGTTGCCCTTCGACTAGCCAAGAGTCGTCTGAAACTAGATCTGGAGTAGCGGCCCAGTTTGAGCCGATAGTCCGCACTCCGCAAGCCTGGGCTTCAATAGTTGGAACTCCAAATCCTTCTCCGAAGGACGGGGCAAGAAATACGTCCATAGTCGAATAAAGCCCTGCTAAGTCTGTATTAGAGATTCCGTATTTATAGTCGATAAAAGGCGCAAACAAAACTGCTTCCTTCGGGATACCGAAAGCCTGAACCATAGTAATAAGATTCCAACCGCCCGCACTCCCTAACGGGTCTGTGTGTAGATAAAGCACCGCGTCTGGGTGCGACTGCCTAAAGATCGAGAAAGCCAGTAAATTCTCGCTAAAGGCTTTGCGGTGAATAAGGCCCGAAGCTTTATTCGCGGCGTTCATACCAATAACAAACTGGTCCTTCACGCCAAGATACTCTCTGCCGGGTTGCCCGCCGATCGTAGCCGTCGGCTTGAATACCTTTGTGTCTACGACGTGCGGAACATACTCGCAAGCAATACCCTTCGACTCCATTTGCCGAACCCCGAACGGGCTCATAGCGATAGGTGTTACGTTCTCTTTCCGCAGGAACTCTTCGACCATAGGCGGCATAGTAACGTGATCAAGCGGAGTCCACCAAGCTACAGGGTGCTTATCCCACGCTTTACCCTTGATAACCCAGCAGTCATACAGACCTAAAAGCAAATCGGGCTGGTCTCCGTTTAGCGATTTCCAGTGCGCGTGATTCATAGGCGCAACGTCATTCGAATAAGGGTCGCTACCCCGCGCATAGTGCGGAATCTCCCCATAAGCCGTTCTATAAGTAGATCGGTTGCCTTCAAGACCATAATTCGACTGAGCGGCCACGTCAAGCCCCGCCCGCTTCATCTGTTCAATAAGAACCTGAGCTTGGACCCCGTAGCCCGTAGGTTGCCCCGGACTGTTTGAGTAGAGCGTTACAGTGCCCTTTAGTTTCTGCGTAGATTTAGCCATTTCTCAAGCATAGCGAAAACCCCACCGATTTTAAGTCGGCGGGGTTTTCTTTTCGGTAACTAGGGGGAAACCGCTTCGTAAGCGTATCACAGAAACCAAGCAAAGGTAAACCCCGCAAGCCTACGCACTTACGGGGTCTACCAGTCTAGAACTAGGTTCTAAGGTTTAGCTTGCGCCACCCTTGAAGAAACCTACGTGGCTAGGAATGGTCAAGCCACCGCCAACACGAACAGTTCCCCGGAAAGTTGTAACGTCTGTGTTGAAAGCGTAGTCGCTTGACTGTGCGATCTGGATTCCACCTGCGACGCGAACTTTGTAAGACGGCAAGTGCCCAAATAGGACTGACTTAGTGCCAGTTCCAGTTGCCGGGACTGCCGGGTTCTCGAAGACAGGGTAACCGAGCAACTGTGCTGGCTGTCCGTTTACTGCGTTGTCTAGCCAGATGTAATTGCCCGCGCCGTCTTTAAGTTTGCGCGCGGCCGCGATACCACTCTTAGACATTTGGAAACCGAGCCCGGGCAAAACGCGAGCTCCGTCGGCAATTCCATATACCAAGTCGATTAGATTTTCGTAACTCGCAACACCAGAAACTCCAGTGCCACCTGTTACAACTGAGCCCGCTGAAGTTACAAGACCAGCAGTTCCAGTAGTTAGTTCCGCGTTCATAGCAATACCTAGAGACGTGCCCAACTGTTGCGCGATATATGCGCTAATGTCGAACCCTGCGTCGGCTACTAGTTCGTTAGCAACACTAACTAGCGCACCGAACTTCGTAGCTCCAAGAGTAATGCTTGCGAAAGTAGGGTTGCTCTCTGGAACTGCCGAACCTGCCGCAGTTGCGGTCGAAGATGAAATTGCGGTGGCAGTTGGAATGACCAAGTTCTCCCCGGAAGTTGTGTTGAAAACTTCTGAAGTCTGAAGCATAGGTCCTACGAGCGTAGCAATTTGAAACACCTGGTCGTAAAAACTGCTTCCGACAGTGTTCGCGCTTGGCACAAGAGCGGCGCGACGTGAGAACTCAGTTCCGCGCATTTCACCGCGAGCAATTGAACGCAAAACGTCTGCGTCTGAACTCGAAGTTTCAGCGGTAGGAGTGAATGAAGCCGCCGCCTGAGCCGCTTCAGCCGAACGCTGTGCGACCTTCTGTGCGGTAGCGATTGAAGAGTCCGCTGAAGCGATATCTGCTTCTAGGCGGTCGATCTTCTGTAGATCTTCGGCAGACAATCCGCGCTTCTCCTGCTCGGCTAGGTCGATAACTTCTCGGACCTGCGCGATTAGGTTTGAACGAACGTCTGCCTGAGCTTTAATAAACTCAGACATAATATTCCTTTGTTTGTTTGATTAGGGATTTTCTGCCGAGCAGACTCAGAGCAGAGCAGGTCGAGCAGACTCAGAACCTATAAACAATTCTAAATGGTGAGTGTAATGCGGAAATGGTGGACTAGCAGAGAATCGAACTCTGGTCTTGTCGCTTCTCACTGAGAGTCTTAGACGACAATCGAAACCATTACCTAGCCCCAGTAAACATTATTACCAAGCAAAGAAAACCCCGCTAGCCGAAAGGGTTAGAAGACTAGCGGGGAACTCGCCGAGCGATTAGCGAGTTTCTTCTGCGGCTTTCACGCGAACTTCTTTAGTCGCGTTAGCCGAGTTTTGAATAGCGTCGATAAGTTCCTTGACCACGCCGACGCTAGGGTCTCCAGCGACTTCCTTGATAAGTTTTACCGCTAGTTCGATTTCGTCTTTCGTTGCCATTAGATTCCTAACATTAGTAGATCGAGCTTCTTCTTCTTCAGCGCCAAAATGTCGCCTTCGACTTCTTGAACTTCTGGAGTCTTAGTAAGTTTACTAACTACTTCGCTAACTAGATTTGCTTGCTCCGCTTCTAGTTCTTCTCCAAGTTCAAGTTTTAGCAAAGCGTCTGCCAGAGTGTCTGCGTCTATCGCGCCTTCAATCGAGCGAACCGAAGTCGTCCCAGTTGTAGACATATATGCCGGGAAAGCAACTAAAGATACTTCGTGAAGCGAAACTCGATTTAGGGTTCGAACGTTACCCGTCTTATCCCAAGAGTCGCCGCCCTGCGGAACAGTAAAGCCAAAGCTCATAGCCGAAACGTCCCCACGTTTAAGAAGAACAGAAGCGTCCCGCCCTGCCTGAGTGTCCGGGAGAGAAGCAATAGCCTTCAAGCCGAAAGAATCTTCTACTAGGCGCAGGGTCCCCGCTCTAGTCGATCCAAGAACGATTCCCGTATCGTGATTCCAGAGAAGCTTTATATCGTTCCTAGACTGAAGGCTCTTGCGGAAAGCACCCGGCGCGATACGTTCGATAAAGGGTAGCGGGCTAGAGTCTGAATTGAAAACAGCCGCGTAGCCTTCGAAGGTCATTCCGTCGCCTGTTTCACGAATCTCGAACTTTACGTCTGCGGTTCGGGTTTCATTAGGGTTCTTGGCCCTGCCTTCGTCCGATACGCCTTCGATTCTGGCCTTTATTGCGTAAGCCGCGTTTAGCCACTTCGTTCGGGTAGGAATAACCATAGACTCGGTAAGTTCTGGAAGTTCTTCGGGCTCGATAAGCGGCTGGACCTTCTTTAGATCGGCGATAAGGACAGTAACAGTTAGGCCAGTGGATTCCCAGTTTCTATCTTCTTCTTCGTAGATAGTAACCTGAGCAGAATCGCCTTCAAGGGCTACAACTTCCCCAGCATAGGCTTCAGTCCCAATAAGCCAAGCAACATAGTCGCCGACGGCTAGTTCGTCTGGGAGAGCGCGGGTCTGTTCAATCATACGTTCGCTTTCTTCTTGTTCTCTAATTCTAGCAACCACCGAGTCGGCGTAATCTTGAGCGCGGCGAGCGGCGGTCTTGCTTGGTCCACTACCCCAGAGAAGGTGAGCAACTACGCCCGCCGAAGGATAGTTGTCTGAATTAGGGTTCGCGTCTGGACTATCAAGGTCTACTAGGTGGCGGGCAATCCACGCCGCTATTCGAATCCATTTGTCGTCTGAAACTTGGCCTACTGCCATAAGTCGAGCTTCTCGGATAGTTCTATCGACTACGCCGTCGCCCGCTAGTCCCTGCTCGTAGTAGCGAAGTCCTTGTCTGGCCGCCGCTCTCATATAGGCGGGTGCGTCCTGATTTATCGCGCGAACCGAGTTCTCGTCTGGGAGAGCAACAGGGTCAGTCGCTTTTAGACCGAGTGTGCGGTAAGCCGCGAGCGCGTCATAGTTATTCTCGACGACTTCGATAATGTTATAGGTTTCGAGAAGTTTCTCGGCGGTGGCCCGCTTGTATTCGGTCTGATCTTCGCTAGAACCTGGGTTCATTATTAGGCGGGTATAAGAAACGCCCAAATCGTCTAGGGTCTGCTTAGTGTCCGCTTCGTCGTCTACAGACCTGCCCGTAACTATGAAAAGCGCCGCGTCGAGCGACTGAAGATAGTTATAGGTTTTGCGAATTAGAGAATTACCACGAATAAGAGTGTCGTCAAGATCACTAATAACAATAGGTTCGCCCGCTTCATTTCTCTCTCCCATAAAAGGTTCGTCGTCGCCAAGACTAATAGCGACCGCCTGAGCAATAGCCGAGTCTTTTGTTTCGTGGCAACCGAAAACTTCGCCGCCCTGATCGACTACCGCCCAGCCTGAGCAGTCCGCCGCTTCGTCCGTAATGTAGTAAGGCATTAGGTTACCTTCAGCCAACTAACTAAGTGATTACTTGAACTTGATACAACCCAAACAGAATCACCGGGAGAAACCTGAATCTCTGTGGAATCGGTCTTTTCTAAAATAAGTCCATTAGAAGTTGTAACGTCGCCGCCGCCAAGATAAAGATTTATCTGATTATCGTTATTATGGATATGTAAACGATAAACGCTTTGGCTTGTGCCGTTCAGTTGAACGCGCGTAGTTCCTACTGTAACTTGCCCCGAACTAATTGCCATTAGTAGACGCTTTCGGGATCTTCTGGGTTTATCTGAGCGACTGACTGAAGTTGCGTCGAAGGTAGTCCAGTATGAATAATCGCAGGTAGACCCAGCTTCGCAAGAACGTCGGCTGGGTCGAAGCCCGCGTCCGTAAGAGTCTTAGCCATAATAACTTTTTGCTGTTGCTCGACCAGACCTGCGGCCGCTAGATCTACGTTAGCAAGTGGGACTCGGTAAACTCCGCCGCCGTTTACAGGTGGCAAATCTTCGAAGCGTCGAACGTCGTCTACTGAAAGCCAGCCAGTTAGAAGCGCAGAGTTGTAAGCGGTAGTTCTTGAATTGAAGTCGCCACGAAGAAGGCCGTCCACGTTGAACTTAATAAACTCGCCTGGTGCGAGAAGTTTCGAATAAGACCATTCAATCTTCTCGATAAAAGGACGCAAGCAGTGAGTTACAAACTGAATGGCATTTTGCTCGACAGACGCGTAGCTCTGGGTGCCAGGAATGCCCATCATTGAAAGCGGAATGTTGAACGCTCTCGCAATTTCTTCCACCGAGAAGCGGCGGCTCTCTAGGAACTGGGCCGCGTCATTGTTTACAGTCGTAGTTTTGTAAGTTGCGCCACCCGTTAGGATTCCTGTTCGGTGTGCTCTGCGGAATCCCTTGTGCGCGGAGTCGAAGCCGTCGCGCAGTTGCTTCGCTTGGTCTGGCAGAAGATTACCTGGATACTCGATAATTCCCTGAGTAGTCGCACCCTGACCGAAGAAGCGGGCGGCGAAAGACTGAAGCGCCGAAGCCACGCCCAAGGCTTCCTTGAGTTTCTCGACTCGGCTAATGCCCTTTATAGCGCCGGGTTCAAGAAGGTCTGTTATGTGGATTATGTCGTCCGAAGTGAGTCCGTTAGGTTCGCCGTCATAAGAGAAGATTTTGCGACCGATAGCAGAACGGGTAACAGTAACCTTCGTCGGATCGAGAACTACTAGGTTTACTACTTCTCCAGCGTTATTTCTAAAAACCCTTGTATAAGAGTTGCCATTGACCATAAGGGAAACTAGAACCTGCTGGTAGTGCGCCGAGCGGCTTGAGTCAATATCTGGCTGGTCCACCCAAGCAGGGCGGTTAGTTAGGTAAACCCTTTGGCCAAGTTCGCGGCGGTAAGCGCCAAGCGGAAGAGTCGAGATAGTATCGCTGATTAGGCTAACCGCTGAGAAGAAAGCGACGATCTCGAAAGCAGTCTTAGGGTTGATAATCGTTCCAGACTGATTCTGTATCTCTAAGTCCGAGCCAGCGCCCCAAACAGTCTGAAAACTTATCGCTCGACCTTCGAAGAGATTACCTAGCATTATTTACTTCTTTCTAAAGCCAAGCCGAAAAGGGTTAGCCCGATACCTGCCACGATCAGACCTGCGGGCGGAAAGATAAAGCCAACGCCTATAGCGATAGCGACTAAGCCGAGAGCTTGCGTAAGAGTAGCTAACATACCTGCCTAAGAGTAGAACTGCGGGATAACTTGTTCTTCCATTCTAGCCGAAGCCCTGTCGTAAGCCATAAGTAAAGCGATAGCATTATCGACCTTCAGTTTCGGTTGTCTGTAATCCTTCGTGATTCTTGCGCCGCGAGCGTCCATTTTGAGAACGCAGTTATCTATGTGCCTTGAAAGCGACGGATCGCCATTATGTATAAATTTTACATTTTGGATAGCGTCGTAAAGTTTCGAAGTTGCGGGGACTGTTCGTTCGGGACTGTTCCGATACATTACGACGGGGATTCCTGATTCCTGCCAGAGAAGAAGCTCGTCGAACCAATAAGACGGGTCGCAAGCCATTTCCTTTATGCGCGGAAACTTGTCTACGAAGTCAAGAAGCCAAGCGGTTACTTCGTCCTTCGATACTCTCCAAGAGTCGTCGTCTACCGCGAAGTTCTTCTCCCACGAAGCCGCTCGGACCACTCTGAAGGGTTGCCCTTCTTCTTTCGGCAAGATAACGGCCACGATCGAAGTCGAGTCATTATTCCAAGACCCGTCGAAGCCGAGAACATACTCGTCGTCTGGGGACATTTCGAAGTCCCGTTTCAGATTCTCCCAAGCGCCCGCAGGTAGCCAAGCCTGTTTCTGGCTAACCCACTGATTAAGACGTTTAGTTCGAAACTCGGCTTCAGGAGTGCGCCTAACTGTGCTCTCGAAATCCTGCTCGGAAACTAGATCGTTAAAACCTGGGTTTGCTTTGCGCCATTGAGCAGGGTCTTTATGGTCGCCTTCGGGGTCGGCTTCCCACCACGCCATAAAGAACGCTGGGTCTATCACTTCGCCGTTGATTATCTGTTTGCCGTAATTGTAAAGTTTGTAAGCAATAGAGTCTTCGCCCGTAGAATCTGTCTTAGTTCCTGCCGTGGTAATCGCTACTAATTGAGCCAGTTTGCCGCGGTTACCCAAACTTAAACTGAAAACGTCGAATAGGTCGCGGTTCTTATGCGCGTGGAGCTCGTCCATAATTACGCGCGAACAGTTCAAACCTTCTTTCGAGTAAGCTTCGGCAGAGACTACCTTGAAAACTGAGTTAGTCGAAGGGACGTAGATCGAGTCCTTATAGATTTGAACTAACTCGCTAAGTTCCGACGACTCGACCATTCTCTTCGCTTCGTTGAAAACAATTCTGGCCTGTTCCTTCTCGGCGGCCACCGCGATAACTTCTCCACCGCCAATACCTTCACCGAGCAAACTGTAAAGACCGATAGCCGCAGAAGATAGAGCGCTTTTGCCGTTCTTCCTGGGCATACCGATAAGGCAAGTTTGATGAACTAAGCCGCCTTCAGAATCTCGCGCATAAACTCGGCGCAAAAGTTCCTTCTGCCAGTCCCGAAGTTTTAGCGGTTGCCCCATAGCACCCGCGATTCCGTCCTTACCGATAGACCCAAACGCTTCAGCGAACTCGGCGACGTAATTGCCGTCCCCAGCCTTTATCGCTTCTTCGCTAACCGCAGTAACCCAAGCGGGCGGCCAACTACTCACGTTGCGATTTCCTAGCCAATAACTCTTCAAGC